TTTTTGGCTCTTACTATTACCATATGGGAGCACATTACCCTTTTTAATTAACTGTTCAGCTTCATACCTTGTATAACCTTGTGCCATTAAATCAAGAACTTGCTGTCTCTGTGGTGTAGGATTCTCAGCAATTTCCGCCACAAGCGAACCTCCAAACCCTAACCCTGCACCAACTAAAGCACCCTTCCAACCGAAAAATTTTAAGCCTAAACTCGCCCCTAACAAAGTCATAAGAACCTTGTTTGTTTTTATCGCATTCCACACGGCCTTGCCTACTTCTTCCACCAATTTAGTAGCAAAATCTACTGCTTTTGGTAATACCTTTGGTAGCATGTCATCAAATACCCCACTAAAGAAATCACCAAGTGTAGTACCAAGTTCATCTATCTGCTTTTTGCCATCGCCCTTTATCCATGCCAACATACCATCCAGCACCTTCTCTAATGTCGCTGTCAATTTTTCTAATAGCGACATATCCTCCCAACCAGGCAATGACGTAAGCTCCTTTACAAACTTCTTAACTCCTTCATACATCCTTACAAACGCATTGCCAACCTGCCGCCCGAAATTGAACAGCTTCTGCTGTAAAGCCGTCACTCCACTACCCGTCCCAGTCAATGCGTCTGTGATCTCTTCTAATATTCCTTCAACTGGAGCAAGCATACCTTCTCCGAACTGCGTAATAGTCATAGTCAATACATCTTTTATAGTTGACATCATTCCTTGCAATGTTTTAGCTTGTACCTCACTTCCTCCTTTATACTTCTCCAACGTCTTGAGTATCGCTTCCATAGACTTCTTTGCAGGAATACCAGCCTTCGCAATATCATCCAAACTCTTCACGCCCAAATTCTTAAGCACATCTTCCATAGGTATCCTCAAACCTAACGTTACTTGGCGTAAATCCTGCAAATTCAATCTACCACTTTGGGCTATCTGCGTAAATCCGAGCATTGCTCCCTGTATTCCTTCCATCCCCGCACCTGTCATAGAGCCTGCATCGGCAAACAACCTTAATGTTTCTAAAGTCTTAGAAGTAGCATTATTTACTCCGTACATTCTTGAGTATAACGGTATTAGCATCGTGGACAACTTTTGAATATCCTTATATTCAAATGGCGTAATAGCTGCAAGTTCTTGCATCTCTCTTATAAAACGTTTAGCCCTCTCTTCATCCTCAAGGAAAAACTTAAACGATACCCTCGCCTGCTCCATCTCTCCTGCAAGATTTAACGGTCCAGCAATAAGGGCTGTCATTCCCACCCCAGCGCCAGCTATCCCAAGCATTCCAAGTGGTGATGTTATCATCCTTCCTACTCCACCCAAAATGCTGCCTATTTTACTCACAAAACTTTTTGCACCACTTAAAATGCTCGAAAATACAGGTGTGGCTTGGTCAACTGCATGCACAACAACATTCCACACTTTGCCAGCAATTCTGCTCAAACCTGATTGTGCACTTGCTACTGCTGGTGCTGTATTATCAATCGCTGTTATGGTCGGCTTATAAGTCGTATTCAGGGAACGGGCTAACTTCTTATTTGTTAACTCGGCATTTTGGGCGAAACGATTAATCCGCTCATTTGCCTGCTCTATAACTGGTGCTGATTGGTCTTGTGCGGTAATTAAAAGCTCTACCTTATAGGTCTCGTTAGCCATCTTTCCCCCTTATCTTCTCTAATTCTTCTTGCTCCTGTTCTAACTCCACCAACATGCTTGCACGCATAAAATCACGTATCTTTGGCGGCTTGCTCCAATACTCATCTGGAGTAATGCCACATCTTTGGAGCAGGTGGTGAATAATGGTCGCTTCACCACCCGCCCTGATTAGTTTTTTAAAGTTTCAACTCGGCTCTCGTTTTCCTCGCTATTATACCCACTCAAACGCTCTATGAGTTCGATAACTTCATCCTTCTCGCCACGCTTAAGCACTTTATCCACCAACTGCCAACCAGCAAGAACATTGGCTTTCTCCCACAATTCTTTGTTATCCCAAATCATTGCCCTATCTTCTGGATGCGTGGCTTGGACAATCATCAATGAGTTAAACTTTGCGGCATTAAACTCCTGCGGTACTGCCAAATTGCCAAGTCTTTTATCTCGCACTGTTTTTGTAGCTTCTTGCCTACACTCCTCAGCTTCTTCATCGGTCAACCCATGCACTCGGAATGAAAATAACTCCTTCCCATCCCTAACCACGTGGTATGTCTCATATTCTACAATTGTGTCCATCGCTTTTAGAATGCCAGCTACATCCTTAAGCATAACGTCTTCTTTACTTAAAAGCTCTTCTTTATCAACCTTACTCACTTCTCACCCCTCCTATGTGTGTGCGTGTAATACCCCCATAAAGTTTAATCTCGCATCTGGAGCTCCTTTTGCTAAACTGTCCAACACTTTTTTAAGTATCTTGGCGTCCTTTATTACTGTTTCTGTAAACGTCAAAGTAACGGTATAAGATTGGGGTATTGCCCATACTTGTTTATTACCAGCGGCTTGATAATCGGTATTTGTCGGGTTTATCTGCGCTTGGAATGTATTCACTTCAGCCAGCAAATTACCATCGCCGTCGTACAACTCACCATCGTAACCACGGATAATATGATTAGGTTGGAATGTTCCTCCATCAAGGGCTGATTGCAATTCTACTGGAGCATTTACCCTGAAACTCCACGCCCTTTGCACAATATCCCCTGTCCGAACATTCACTATGTCAATCGCACCATCAGGTACACAATCTCGGAATATATATCTGCCATCTGCCATATTCTTTCACCCCCTTTTATACTGGAGCAAATCTAAACTGGAATGTCAAGTACAGCTTCTCTGCACTATCGGTATCATCTACCTGAATAACAAACCAGGCACTATCACCCTGTGGCGGATTAGCTGGATCTTCATAAATCGTACCACTAATTAACGCACCTTCCGTGACCATTTGATTAATCACGCCTTGGGCAGCTGCTAACAACGTAGCTCTTCCATTCTTATCATTATTTATTTTACCAACCAAACTGTCCCATGTGGCCGAAATTCTATCAATTAGTGCGTCTCTTGTACGCACTCGCCTTATCTTCCTCCAGCCCATGTCCATGTCAGCCGTAGGTGTAATAAACGTTGTAATTCCCTGCTCAATCTGAACCTGCTTTTGAGCATTATAAGTAAACGCTATTGCACCATTATTAATGGCATTCTCAATATCGGTATTCGATAATGCACCTTTTACTGCTACTGCTCCACTCACCACTGCATGTGTCAAACTTTCTGTAATATCTGCACTTGCAATCATTCCTGCCACTCTTCCTGCGGCCTTATATCCTTCTACCACTTTACCGTCAGAGTACTCGAACCCGTTCAACACAAACACGATAGCTGGATCATTAAAGCTTCTTGCTGTAGCTAACCTTGTAACTAAATCAATGGTAGTCGGCTGGCTTAACACCGCCATAACCCTCTTACCACTTTCTCGCACCCTATCAATGTATGCTTGTATAGATGTAAACAGCGTAACATCTTCCGAGTCAACTACCAGAACATTCCAATCCTCTGCTTCAAGTGTAGTCAACGCTGATAAGACATTTTCATTTGTAATTGTCGGATCTGTTCCACCCTGCAATGCGGTATTAGACACATTCTTCACTGTACCATTACCATCTGCAAGCTTCTCAGCTACCACATACGGGTTGCCAGACTCATTTATAACCGTAACCAAATTAGTAGGCTCAGACGTACCTTTAGCAAATGTCAGCTTCAATAACTGCGTGCTACCTTCAAACAGTAAAAACTCCTTCATATTTGTAGATGCCAACGAATCCCTTATTGTAACGGTGAAATCATTACCCCTCGTGCCTGGATATTTCGTGGTAATTTTTACCACTTGCGCTGGAGTAGTATTACTATCTGTTAACGTAACCTGAGCTGGAGCTCCTGCTCCACCAACACGCACACCTACAATTTTTTTGCAGCCACCTCTAAACGCCTCTTGGAGCATATCTAAACTGGCACTTACTCCGAACTTCTCACTTATTACCTCTGCCGTCTCAATCACCGTCGGTGTCTGTATCGGCCCCCAATTACTTCTGAAGACTGCCGCTACAATTCCATTAGGCAAAGCTGGTACGACAGGTTGCCCTACGTTTTGTACACGAATATATACTCCCGGCCTTACTTTTTGCTCGCCACTACGAAATACAATTCCTGCCATTCTCTACACCTCTTTTCGTAAAAAATCCGACAGAAACTTACTTATCTCTTTTTTGGTAGCTTCTTCTTTCCCAGCCATTTTCATTGCACCAATTATTGCTTCGGGCTTCACTCCAAATATGCCAGC